CGTCAGGACAATCAGAACATGGGCAATCAAGGTGCCATGGCGACTGTGGGCGTAGCGCAAGGGAAGGTCAAGAAGACTGCGCGACCGAAGATCAACACGCTCCGGAATGGAGATTGTCACATTGTTCATCGGGAGTACATTCAGGATCTGACAGCACAGAATGCCAATCCGTCACTGTTCAATGTGGCGGCCAATTTGCCGTGCAACCCTGGCCAGGCGGGAACTTTCCCCTGGTTGAGCAAGATCGCCGCGAACTTCGAATCCTACAAGTTCAACAAGCTGAAGTTTTGTTACGAGACGGAAGCGCCCTCCTCACTGGGGGGGACTCAAGTGTTGGCTGTGGATTACGACGCTTCGGATGCTGCCCCGCTGACCAAACAGCAAGCTCTGGCCTATCGAGGGTCGGTCCGTGCGCCCCCATGGCAGAATTGCTGCCACACCTCTCTCAAGGAAGATCTTTCCAAGGAGAAGACTTACTATGTCAGAACTGGTGCCGTGCCTGCCAACACGGACATCAAGCTGTACGATGTGGGAAATCTCTTCGCGATCAACCAGGGGGTGACAACGGCGGCAGCGGTGACGGGCGAGCTGTACGTGGAGTACGACATCATCCTGATGACGCCGCTCTACGAACAGTCAGCGACGAGCGGGATCATGACTGCAGCTGCGGGAACGGTCGCAAGTCCACTGCTGAACGGCGTGGCAACTGGGTCGATAGCGATCACCCAGGCTCTCACAGTGATGACCATGTCGGGTTTGATCATCGGCCAGGAGTATCTTGCCCTGGTTATTTGTGCAAACTCGGCCACACTCACGCTTGGAACGTACGTAGGCTGTACCCAGAAAACCTATCTGGGAGCAGGGAACGGTTCGGTCGACAACGCGACCGCCACCACTTTCACGGCAACCGCCGCGACGGCTTCGTTCGATGTTACCGCGAACAATGCGCCGGGCGCGACGCAGCTGGTGGTGACAGCGTTGACTGGAGCGATTTGAGTGATTGGTGAGCTGGAGAGCAAAGAGCAACATGTGCTGCATGAATATGATAAGTAATGGTTGAGTTTGATCAGAAGTGAACAGTGCAGGGGATT